GTCGGACAGCAGACTAACCGAAAAATAAGGGCGTCGGGAAAGACCAGTTTTAATACCGGTGCCCAGGTATAGGAGGAAATAATGGGAGCAGCAGTAATCGGGGCTGGTGGATGGCTTGCGGCGGCGGCTGATGTCGCAATGGTAGCTTCTGCCGGGGCAAGCATCTACATGATGTCCCAACAGGGTGGCACGTCACAAGCAGAACCACCGCAAATTAATCCGCAGACGCAGGCCGCAACGATAGATAAAACGCAGGCGCAGACCCAGGCCGACAAAGGGAAACTTCAATTAGGAGAGGGCGACCTGAAGAAAAAGCGAAAGAAAGGAAAGGCCGCGTTCGAGATTGCCCTTAACAAACAAGACTCTGCCAATACGGCGTCAGACACATCGGGCGTGCAGACTAAGAAACCCGCCCAGCTTGGGGTGCAGTTATAATGGCGGCCGCATCAACAATCACCGCGACCCCAGGAGTAGGTCAGATCCAGGCACGGGCACAGCAGTTAAAAACAGTGCGCGATTTGTATATGTATCGCGCCAGGGATTACTCGAAGGTAACAATCCCGTATCTTGTGCCGGAAACAAACCAAACGGATTCAACAGAATTCCAAAACGATTACAACACAGAGGGGGCAAAACTTGTAAACGCGCTGGGAAACGCATACGCTCAATCCCTGTTCCCTGCCGGGGAGCCGTTTATAAAACTCGGCATGGACCCGCTGGATATGAAAGCAGTCCAGGCGGCGGGACAGCGGCAGGCTAAACTCACCCAGCTATTCAGTTCAATTGAACGCAATTTTGCAGCGCACTTTGAAACAGTCGGGAGCCGTGCGGCGATACTCGACGCCATGCTGCAACTCATTGTCGCCGGGAACTACTGTCTGTATAAACCAAAAGATGGTAATCTGATGGGTTATGCTATAGATGAATATTACGTCATGCGAAGTCTCGACGGGACACTTCTGGAATTAATCACGGAGGATTACAAACTTCTTCCCGCGTTAGATCCAGAACTACAGGCAGCCGTTGTATCGGCACTTCATCTCGAACCAGACGATACATCGACGAAGTTGACATTGTACACGTATGTCCGCCGTGATCCACAGAACCCAGATACATGGTACGTCGATCAGGCTGTGGAAACAATACCGGTAGGAGAGCAGAACACCTACAAGACTGACGGCATGCGTTGGATGCCTCTAATGTGGACGCGGACACGCCGCGAGATGTACGGCCGTGGCCTGGTTGAATCACACTACGGCTCATTTTGGACGCTCTCAATATTGTCCGAGGCTCTTGCCGTTGGGTGCGTATCAATGGCGGATATCAAATACCTGGTGCGCCCAGGCTCTGTCATCAATGTGCCCGAACTCAACTCGTCAGCATCAGGGACTTACCATTACGGTGAGCCTGACGATATCAACGCCATCACGACAAACCGCACAAACGACTTTCGGTTAATCACCGATGTCATTCAAATGTACGTCCGGCATCTATCCGAGGTTTTCATGTATCTGCCCGGGACGATGAGAAATGCCGAACGCGTAACGGCCGAGGAAAACCGGCTACGCGCAGCGAGTCTGGAGAAAGCCCACGGAGGCGTCTACAGCCAACTCGCAGACAGTCTACAGAAGCCTTATGCCAAATTGCTTCTCAGCGAGATGAACGTCAAGAATCTGGAGCAGGCTGGCGTAAATATAGAAATTGTAACAGGATTAGGGGCGCTGACCAGGGGTAGCACCAACGACCGAATAGTCCACTGGCTCGCCGATATGTCTGGGGTCAATAATCTATCACCCACTCTGCAACAGGTATTCAAAATGAGCGACTTCGCTCGGGTAACCGCCGCAGGCCGCGATGTCGATGCATCCACGTTTATTCTGGACGATGCTCAGCAGGCGCAGGCCCAGCAGATGGCGCAGAATACCGCAACGCAGGGAGTGATGGGGCAGGAGTTGGCCAAGAAAGCTGATCCTAAACAACTGGCCCAGGCCATGCAGGCCCAGGCACAACCACCACAAGGAGCATAAATGGGCGTTGGACCACGCTTTTCAGATCCTGAAACACAGGCTGCAATTGCAGCGCAGGCGGCATCGGTAACACCTAAAGCAGACGAACCGGCCGCCGAACCTGCTGCTGTTGAGCCCGAACCTAAACCAGAGCACAAGGAAGTCGTCGAAGAACCCGCTGTTAAAGCAGATAAACCGGACAATGCACCGGCCACAGAGCCAACGAATGAGGATGCAAAGCCCGTAAAATCCGACGATGACCTAAACATGGACGAGTACACACCACCGAGCCAGGAGGAAGTAGACAAGGCTCTGGAAGCTGCCGGATTCAGTAATGAAGAACTCGGCAAAGAACTCTACGAGAATGATGGTAAGCTTACCAAGGAAACTGTAGAGGCCCTGAAGAAAGCCTTCCCAGACCACGCCGTTGACAATGCCGTAGCGGACATGGAGCGCCAATACTCGGAAGTAGCTGCGAAGCACGCCGAGGATGTGGCTGCTAAAACAGATGCAGTCGACAAGATGAACGACTTTATCTATGGCAGTCTCGCCGGCGGAGATGTTGACAAGGGTAAACAGAATCTTGCCAAGCTCAGCGAATGGGCAACCAACAATCTGGAATCGGATGTACTTGAAGCAATAAATGCCAAACTTAGGTCGGGCAACAAGACCGTCGTTACAGAGGGTCTACAGCAGGCCGTGACTTTATGGAAGAAAGGACAGGAAAAACCTATGATGACAGGAGATGCGCTGGCCGCCACTCCCGCAGAAAAAGCACCGGAATTTACGCCCATCAGCAAGGACGAGTTCATCGAAATCATGCAGACCAAGAAGTATAATGAAGATCCTGAGTACGCTGCAAAGATCGACGAGCGCCGGGCAAAGACAATTGCCAAGGGTGAATACGTAACGCCGGAATACAATCGAAAATATCGTCCTGCGCGGCGATAACAATTTATGTGTTGGGGAACACAATAATACATTTTTATCATGAAAGTGAGGAAAAACAATGGGTCAAGATTATAGTTCTGTAATTACCAATCCTTCGCAGGCTAACCTTGCTGGTGCTCTTAATGCCCTGAGCATCGAAAAATTCGACGGCCGTGTTCACATGCACGCCCAGAAAAAGTCTGTAACCGATGGTCTGTTCGACATGATCCCGCTGGTCGGCACCGACACCATGTCCAATGCGGCGATGGGTGATCCCACCTTGCAGGCCGTATCTCCCGGCGTTGAGCCTACCGCACACCAGATCGAAGTCGGTAGCCAGATCGTCCAGGTCAAGACTCCTATCCTGGCGCGTGTTATCGTTGCCATGCTGGATCAGGTGCAAGACCGCCTGGGCGTGAAATCCCGCACTCCCGCCAACTTCGGTAAAAAGATCGCCAAGTTTAAGGACCAGTTGCTTCTGAACCAGGCCGTCAAGTCTGGCATGAAGGCCACCGGTTCTGCCGAGGTATCTTCTATGCCTGGCGGCGTGAACAAAGAGCTGGCTGCGGCCTCCGACGAGACTGATGCCACCAAGTTTGAGCTTGGTATTCAGGAACTCGCGCAGGGTCTTGCCGAGCAGGAAATTGAGCCCACCGATGGAAAGCTGTTCATCGCCCCGGCCCAGTATTTCACCCTGTTGAAGAACGAC